GTCCTATATATGAATTAGACCCACTACTTGAATAAATTCTTGCACCATTGTCTGTAAATTCAGCTTCCCCAAAAAACGTCCAATTCTGCCCTACTTCCTTAACTGATACGTTGTCTATTGAGCCTGTAAAGTTTGTACCTACTATCCAAGTTATGACTTGTGATGCTTTTATATATTCTGTATAAGTACCATTTTCATTTCTTGCTTCTCCAAGTGTACCCCCTAATTTTAACTGTACCGTACCACTTGAGTAATTAGAAACATCGTAAACTACTTTATAAAACTTTCCACTTACTAAACCATTATTTTGATAAGTGCTTGAAGTAGCATTGACACCATTTAAAGAGCCATTAGCAATACTCCAACCAGTTCCTAAAATCCAATCACTATCTGTGTCAAAGTTTCCGTTTGTAACAAGTTCACTACCTATCTGCTCAAAGTCTCCGTTCTGTACTAATTCATCGCTTAATATTTGAACGTCTTGAATAAGTCCTTTTTCGTTTACTCTTGTAGCACTTGAGCCTCTTGTAAAGTCAAAGTCTGCGTGTAATACTTCTTTAAGTGAAAGGTTATCGAAAAAAGTAAAATCTCCAGCAGTTGTAGAAGAAACACCAACTTGTAAACCAATGCTTGAAGCACTTGCGATAAAAATATAATTAGTATTTAATGGAATGTTATTATTTCCGTCAATATGACAAAAACCTGTTACACCACTCCCTGTAGTGTTTTCTACATAAAAAGAATAAGTTGAACCAGCATTTAATCCTGTTATAGTTCTAAAAGCCCTTCCTCTATCTGTAACATTTGTTACTTTTAATTTACCATCTGAAACACTTATAGTTCCATCTGAATTCACAGTCCAATTATTTAAAGGTAATGCACATTCAAAATTTCCACAACTTATAAGTTCTACGCCAAAAGGTATTGAAGGTTTAACACTTAACAATTTGCCATCTTCATAAGCAGTAGGGGTTAGTATAATACTTGGCTTTGTGCCTACTCCGTTTAAGAGCTGGTCAGTAACCCAACTGTTCTCGTACTCACTTGCTCTTTTATATAGTTCGTTTGTTAAATCAGCGTTTAAGTAAACGTTTCCCCATTGTTCGTTAGGGTTTCCCCATTCGCTTCTGTGATATATCTCTTGTGCCATTTATAGTGTTGTTAATTCTATTGCTTCTGCTTCTGTTAATACTCTATCGTAAACTCTTGTATCGTATACTTTGCCCTCAAAATGTCTACTTGTACCACTTTGACTTGCGAAGTTTAATCTATCTAAATTAGTTGGTACTACTCCACTTGGGTCTGTATCTTTTAAAACTCCGTTTAAATATGTCTTAAACTCATTCTCTTTAAACGTTATAGCTACTTTGTTTCTTTCATTATCATTTACACCAGTAATAAAATAATCTTGTTGTATTGAACCATTTTCAACTGATGTTCTTATTCTACTACTTTCATATATAAACCTCACAAAATTGCTACTGCCATCGCTTAAAGTAATCATACTAAAATTTAAATAAGGAGTACCAAAATTATTTGCATCTACAAAAAAAGTTCCTTCTGTAATATCAAATAAATCATTATCCCCAGCATTTATACATTCGTCTTTAAACCTTGTTGTTGTGCTTCCACTATTGGATTTTATATACGAAGTAGCGTAGCTTCCTTGTTCGACTTGTGCTCCGTAAATGTATGTACCTCTTGAATCATCACCTAAATAGGATTCATATCTTGATGTAACATCATTTTGTATCAAAGTAATTCCAAAACCACTACTTGTAGAAGAAGTTGTTATATTAGCGATGCAACGATACCAACCATTACCATAATCCTCTATTTGGTGATTTAAAATATCAGCACCACTATTGTTCCCTATTGTACCATTTGCAATATTAAAGTTAGCATAAGAACTACCATCAACAGTTCTTGAATATTGAATATAATCGTAATCTTTCTTTTTAGCGAAAAAAGATACGGTAAATTCTACTCCACTTGTTACAGTTAAAACCTCTCTGCAGTAATGAATACTATTCGCAGAAGTTTCTTGCAATAAGTCTGAATTTAAACTTCCATCTGGCGAAATTGCCGAATTACTTGAAATGGTTACATTTTGTTTAGACCAAACTGATTGACTAAAATTTTCTGAATACGTTATAAGATTAGTCCTACTCGGTTCAAGTAAGAGTGAAGGACAACCACCATCTAAATAATCTAATCTTGGTGTATCATTAGATACCTCTTCAATAAGACCATCCTCACGCACCCTTGAGGCATAACCATTAGCCCTATCAAAAGTAAAATCCCCACCCCCATCGCTTGGTAGAATAGAGTATACTTTAGTAGCTTTGTATCCGCTTGGTATTAATGCTAGTTTAGGATTTGTCATTTCTTTTCTTTAAATTCTTTGTAAAACCTTTTTGCCTCTTTTTCGCTTTTGCTCTCTATGTACTGTTTTAGCTTATTAAGGTTTATTTCTTTTACTTTATACTTCATAAAACCCATCCGTTAAACGTTGTGTCTGTATCTGGGCTGATATCCTCGTTAGTGTTGCTTAAATACTCTGGGAATAAGTTATTGTTAAAACATAAATAGTCTACTAATCGTGTTGAGTAGTAGTTAGCGTATTCCCTTGCTTTTCCAACTAAATAATCTACCTCGTTTTTGTCTACGTTTTGTGCTGTTTCGCTACTGTGTTTAAGTACGGATTTGTTTGTAATTGTGTATGCTGCAAATGGTATGTAATTCATCTGCGCAAACCAAATTAATGTTGGCTGAACGTATGTGTTTACCAATGCCAAATAATCGCCACTTAAATTCCCAGCTATAATGTCAGCACTAATCTTGTTGTATAAGTCTGTACCTAATAAATTCTGTATGTCTATTTGTTGCGCTACCTTAACAAACTGTAGCATCTTGTCAATGTCTACATTACCATCAATGATGGAGTTTTTCTTAAGTTCTGTTGTGCTTATAAATAATGCTGTTGCCATTTGTTATTTGTTATAATTAGGATGATGTCCGTTATTAGGCATATCTTTAGGTGCTTTCTTTGCATCTTTCCATCCTCTTGGTTTGCCTTTATAAGATTTAGGTATATCATCAACCTCAACATAATCTTTAATTTTGTCAGATTTTTCTATATACTTTCCGTTTGTTTTTTTCTTTAGCCTATATAGTTGTTCAGCCCAATAATGTCCACAGTTCACACCGCCTTTCCAACGGAACAAATCGTATTTTTTACCCTTATGACCAAAACTCTCATTTACACCCTTATCAGAAGCTGCATCTATATCCTCAATTCTATAAACCATATTACGAGCCATAAGTGCTTTACAAAAAGTTCTTGTATTAGTGCTGCTGTATTTTTCCGCATATCTATAGCGTACTTTATAATAGCTTTTATCTAATACTGAAAAATCGCCTTTGCCCTTTTTAAGGTTTGGTATACTTTCAGCAAACTTTTGTAACAAACTTTTCTTTGGCTCTATTAATTCATTAGCCCAAACATCAATGTCTGTATTATCTTCTGAATATTCTCTTTCTTCGACTAACTCCCATTCTTCGTCTACTTCTTCGCCTTGTAGGTTCTCTAAAATATGGTCGGCTTCGTTGTCTGCTAATTCTCTACTTAACTTTACACCAGTTTCTTCTTCTTTAGTTTCTTCATCCTCTACGTTTTCAAGGTCTGTAAACTCTAAAGGCTGTAAGGTCTTAAAGTATAGTTTTAAGCTAATATTATTGTAAGATAATATACTATCAAAGGCATTTATTAAAAGTGTCTGAAACGGTCTAATAACGGTGTTATCCATAAGGATAGATGCAGTCTTTAACTCGTCTGCGTTGTTACCAAGTCCGCTACTGTCTTTAATACCTAATAACATAGGGCTTACAATTCTATGTGCTACCATTATTTTTTTACCACTTTCATCACTTAAGAATTGGTATTGGTTATGCGCATCGCTTAATTGTATTGGCTCTATTGTAGCTGCACTCTCTGGGTTGTCGTTAAACGCTAATATAAATTTACCAGCATTACTACTACCACTAAACTTTTGATATATTCTATTCTCAAGCATTTGACGTTCCTCTGCATTTGGAGTTCCGTTGTTAAAATTGATGAGCATTGATGGCGCAAGTCCATTAAGGATGTTGTTTAAATGGTAGTTAGATATTTCTTCTTCTAACTCTGCATATTGTAAACCACCTTGATAGTCTGGGCTTGAATAGTATTTATATCCAGCTCTGTAAGGTTTAACGTATACTATCTCTATGTTTTCTTTTGAATAACCAAAAGCTGGTATGCGTGTGCAATCGTCTGCTTTTTTTACTTTACTCCAATCATCAGAATAGTAGTAAGCCTCTATCTCGCCTTTGTCGTTGCATTTCTCTGCTCTTAAGTTCTCAACTGGAATATGCTCTACTTGTGCCACAGTCTTGCGGTCTTTTGAGTATATAACTTGCATAGAACATTGACCCATTAATTTAAGGTCATAGCATAACTTACGCACACAATCCTTGTGAAACAAAGACATCATTTTAGCGTACTGCTCTGGCTTCTTATTGCTGTTTAAAGCATCTAAACCTTTGCCATATATCATTTCGCTAACTCCGTTAATAATAGCGTTGTTTGTTGGGCTACCATTGTATCGGTCAATTAGGTATGCGAAGTAATTGTTATCTGCGCCATAACTAACCCATTCCTTGTTAGACTTCTCTACAATTTGTGGGCTTGTGTAAGTGCTTAAATTTACTACTCTTAAATCGTTCATAATATAATGTAATCGTTATCAAAACTATCTTCTTGTACATACTCATCTTTATTAATAGAGTAGTAGTCGTTAGTAGTTTTGTTTATTGTTTGGTCTGTGCAAAATACTTTGTCTTTGTATATTACTCCATTTCCATTTTTAACTTCTAAAATATAAAAATCGCCTTCTATTAAAGTACCAAACCCTACGTTGATGCTTAAATAATT